AAAATGCGACAGAAAGCACATCACATTGAGAGAGAACTACAAATAGAAAGAGCCAATGCTAATAGAGAGATAAATGATATTAGATTACAAGCTGAAGATAGAGAAAATAAATCAGCATCAGAACGAATTAAGTTATTAAGAAAAGCACAAGCAATAGAAGAAGAAATAACACAGAAAGAAATTGATGCTAAACAAATGCTAGTTGATGCTATGATTCTTGAGCAATCAATATCTTTAACAACAATTGAAGAAAAAGACAAACTTGCTAAAATGCAAGCAGAGTTAATAAACTTAGATACAAAAAAATTAAGAAGTCAGAGATTATTACAAACACAAATAACTACTGCTGTAAATGAAGAAATGGCAGCAGCTAAAACTTTACAAGACTTTAAAGATTCATTAAGAGTAAAAGATGAGGAAAATAAGTTTGCTGAAATTGAACAAGAAAAAGCTGACAGAATTAAAAAACTTGAAGAATTAAAATTAAATGAAACTGAAAAGCAACAACTAATTTTAGACATAGAACAAGCATTTAAAGAAAAGAAAAAAATAATTGAAGATGAGGAGAAGTTAAAATTAGAAGAAGAAAAACAACAATTCTTAGAAGCTGAATTAGGAAAACAAGAATTAGATTTAGAAGAACAAAGAGCAAAAGCCTTAGATGAACTTATGAGGTTTGAACATACAGCAGAACAAAAAGCTGCAATAAATGATAAATATAATAAGTTACAAGAACAACAAGATAAAGCAGTTAGTGCTGCTAAATTAGGTATAGCAAAACAAGGTATGGCATTGATTGCTGAAATAGCAGGAGAAGGAAGTGCAGTAGGTAAAGCAATGGCAATAGGTCAAGCTACTATTTCTGGTATTGAAGGTGTACAAAATGCATTTAGTACAGCACAAGAAAGTCCAATAACTGCAACATTTCCTGCTTATCCATATATACAAGCAGGTCTAGCAGGAGCATTTAGTGCTTTACAAATTAAAAAAATAGCTTCAACAAAAGCAAATGGTAAAGGATCAACTCCTTCACCAAGTTCAAGTGTAGGTGGTGCACCTGCAACTCCAGCAATCCCACCTGCATTTAATGTAGTAGGTACTAGTGATACTAATCAGTTGGCAGATGCAATAGGTGGACAAACACAGCAACCAGTACAAGCATTTGTAGTTGCTAGTGAAGTTACATCTGCACAAGAATTAGATAGAAACATTGTTACAGGAGCAACAATTGGATAAATACAAAATTAATATTTAAATACGTTATATAGTTATGAGAATAGTAGAATTAATATTAGATGAAGATCAGGAAGATGCAGGAATAGAAGCTATATCTATAGTTGAAAGTCCTGCAATAGAATCAGATTTTGTTGCTTTAAAAGCAGAAGAAATTAAACTTGCTGAAATAGATAAAGATAAAAGAATATTATTAGGTGCTTTATTGATACCTAATAAACCAATATATAGAAATGGAGATGAAGGAGATTACTACATTTTCTTTTCTAAAGACACGATAGTAAAAGCATCACAGATGTATTTAAAAAATGGTTATCAAAACAATTCAACTCTTGAACACGCACAGGCATTGAAGGGTTTGACGTTAGTCGAGAGTTGGATCGTTGAAAGTGAGACACAAGATAAATCTAGAAAATATGGTCTTAATGTTCCTGTAGGAACTTGGATGGGTGCTGTAAAAGTTAACAATGATGAAATATGGAAAGAATATGTTAAAACAAATAAAGTTAAAGGTTTTTCAATTGAGGGTTATTTTGCTGATAAAATGGAGTCACCTAAAGAAAAAGTTAAAGAAAATATGTCTGAAGATCAAAAATTAATTAATAAAATAATAAATATTTTAACTTTAGATAATGAGACAAAAAAACAATAGAAACAACAAAAATTTTATACCTAGCAGAACAAGTCCTACAGGTGGTAGGAGAGCCTGTTTGTGTTGGGATCAAAACACTTATTCTATATCGTGTTGTGATGGGTCTATAAGGGCGCAAGGTATAGGAGTTATTACAAGAACATAAATTGAAAATGCAAAAATTAATTACTAATCCGTTATATATATAATATGAAATCAACCGAAATGATCAATCAAATCAAAACACTTCTAAACATTGAAGTTAAACTAGAGGAGATGAAGTTAGAAAATGGCACTTTAATTAGTGCTGAATCCTTTGAAAAGGATAAAGAAGTTTTTATCGTTACAGACGATGAAAAAGTAGCAATGCCAGTTGGCGAATATATGCTAGAAGATGGAAGACTTTTAGTCGTTTCAGAAGAAGGTATGATTGCTGATGTAAGAGATGTTTCTGATGAAGTACCACAAAAAGAATCTGAAGAAGGAGAAGAAATTACTTCTGATCTTAAAGAAGATAGGTACAAAAAAGAGGAAGAAGATATGGAAGAAGAAGCTGATGTAGCAGACTGGAAAGGAATGGAAAAAAGAATTAAAAACTTAGAAGATGCTATTGCTGATTTAAAAGGTGATAAAGAAAGTAAAATGGGTGATGAAGTTGAGGAAGAAATGGCAATTGAAAAACCATTAAAATCAAGAACAGTTAAAGAAGAATTTTCTGAAGAAGCTGCTTCTAAACCTATTAAGCATAATCCTGAAGGAGAAACAAAAACAAAGAAAAAAGTTGAATTTGCTAAAGGTAAATTTAATTCAACAGCAATCGAAAGAGTATTAAACAAATTAAACAAATAAAAAAAATATGGGAACATTTAACTATTTATCTAACGATGTGGAACGTAATCAAGTTTCACAAAAGACATTATCTGCATCGGTTTCTGTACCTGCAGGAGATGCTGGTATTGATCATAACATAGCAACAGATGCTTTAGTGGTGAGTTTACCAAAAATTAATTCTGGTAACTTAGGAATGACTTTCTTATTTAGAAACACAGGTGCAGATGGAAATAATATTATTACATTATCTCCTGACTCAGCTGATGGTTTTAACGGAAGTATTGCTAATGCTTCTGCAGATTCAGTAGCAAGTGGAGTTGTAAATAAAGATTGGGTAAACACAAAAGCAACAGCAAATAAAGGTGATTATGTTGTAATTAGAGCAGTAGCTTTAACTCAATGGTACATAATTGGTGGTGTTGGAATCTGGGCATCTGAATCATAATATTAATTAAATAAATAAAAAAAAGATATGAGTAATTTAAAAAATGTACAATTAGCAACTGCTACAAATATCACTACTTCTTATGCAGGTGAGTTCGCAGGTGAATATATAGCAGCAGCATTATTGTCAGCATCTACTATAGATGATGGTGGATTAACAGTAAAAGCAAATATTGCTTTCAAAGAAGTAATTAAAAAATTAGCAACAGGTTCTTTAGTAAGTCCTGCAGGTTGTGATTTTGTACCTAATTCATCTGTAACACTTACAGAAAGAATTATACAACCAGTTGAACTACAAGTTAACTTACAATTGTGTAAGTATGACTTTGTAAACGATTGGGAAGCACAATCAATGGGATATGGTTTAGGTCAATCTTTACCACCTAAGTTTTCTGACTTTATGATTGCTCACGTTGCAGCAGAGGTTGCTCAAAATACAGAGTTTTGTATATGGCAAGGAGATACTACAGCAGCATCTAATAACTCATTTGATGGGTTTGAAAAACTAATAGCAGCTTCAGCAGCAGCAGGAGATATTCCAGCAGGTCAGCAAGTAGCAGCAGTTGGTGGTGGACTTAGTGCAACAAACATTATTGCTGAATTATCTAAGGTAGTAGATGCTATTCCTTCTTCATTATATGGTAAAGAAGATTTATTTATATATATTGGAAGTGCAGCAGCTAAATTCTACGTTCAGGCGTTAGGAGGGTTTGCAGCAAATGGATTAGGAGCAAATGGTGTAAATGCACAAGGTACTCAATGGTGGAACAATGGATCACTAACAGTAAATGGTGTTAAATTATTTGTTTGCCCAGGAATGTCAGCAGATAAGATGTATGCAGCACAAAGAAGTAACTTATATTTCGGAACAGGTATCTTAAACGACACAAATGTAGTGAAGGTTTTAGATATGGCTGATTTAGATGCTTCTAACAATGTAAGAATGGTAATGAGATTTACCTCAGCAGTACAATTTGGAATTGCTTCAGACATTGTTGAATACGCATAAAATTAATTAATCAATAAGAATAGGGTAGGTGGTTTATCTACTTACCCTTTTTTTTTAAAATAAAATATAAAATTATGGCTTGTACACTAACGACAGGTAGATCAATTCCTTGTAAATCAGCTTTCGGTGGCATAAAATCTGTATTATTTGCAGACTTTGGAACTATTGCAAGTGTAGCACAAGATTCTACTACAAAAATATGGACTATTACAAATGG